TCAAAAGACAAGGTGCATTTACTAGAAAGTGTATGTCAGATTTTGGTTTTAAATTATTATTTTACAAAGGATAAATTATGAAACTACCAGCTACTATGGAAGATGTAAGAAAAACATTTGAAAGTCATACCAAATACTTTTCTACTGATGAAGTTGCTAAATATCATAAGATGAGCATTAAGGTTCTAAAACTAATGAAAGAACTAGAAAAGACAAGACCAGAATTAGTCAAAGAACATAATGAAGTATTGAAAGTATTACTAAATAACTATGACCAGCAAATACAGAATATTCATAATCAAATTAATATTATTGGTAAATTTTTAGATTGTGTTGAGGTGTTAGGTGTTAAACCTGATGATGAACCAACTCTAAAAGTTATTACTGAATATAAAAAAAGTTTGGGGTTAATATGATAGATAGATTAGCAGATATGAAGTCAATGGTCCTTAAAATGTCAAGCAGGATTAAAGGTGATGAATTTACTATTGGTATCATAGAACATCTAGAAAAATGTAATACCTTAATATGTAATGAACATGAAACTGGTGAAAATCAATACAGGGGTGATGATCTAGTTGTATTAGAAAAAAATCTAAATGAGCTTATTGGTAGATTAAGCAAAATGCAGAATGATATGCATCATTATTCCGAGCTTATTAGTTTACTTCAAATCAAATATACACCTGACACTAAAGAAAGTACAAAAAACATAGAAAACATAAATAAAGGTATTAATAGATTTGATAAATCTCTTTTATTAGACTATGATACTCAAAGTAACAAAAATGGAGAATCTAGTGGTCAATGAATTATTTATAGTAAAATTAACTTATGTTCCTGATGATAAGAAATTTGAGTTGAAACAATACCTGGATGATGAGGGTTATGAATATACTCATGTAAACAAAGATACTTTTAACAAAAAAATGGAGAAAGATAATGAACGAATGGATTAAAGAAGAATATTGTCATAGCTTTTCAGGTGGTCAAAAATTTATGATTAATCAATCAGCTTGGTTATATCAATATGGTTTTAAACATAGACAACCAACAAATAGTGCTATGCAAAGAGGATTGACTTCAGAGTTTATTACTTACTATGTAATGAAAAGAGAAAATCAATTTAAAGAACATAAACCTATTGAGTCTATTACTGATTGGCATTTTAAAAGAAATAAATTTGCTTATGATTATGATGAAGTAGAAAACTCTGTTTTAATATCAAAACAATTTAAAAAAGCTCTACAGGAACGACAATTAACAAAAATAAATTATTATCAAAAAAAAATAGTTGTAGATGGTAAAAAGTATGGATTAGAATATCCTATTGTTTGTTATACTGACTTTGAATTTGATGATCGTATAGTAGATACAAAAGCTACTTTAAAATGTCCAACTAATCCTAAAACAAGTCATATTAGACAACAATGTTTGTATTCTAAACTTTATGATAAACCGACTTCTATTTTGTATGCTACACCAAAAAGATATAATTTTGTTGATATACTACAAGGTGAAGTTGAACAAGGATTTCAAGAATGTATTGATACATTTAAAAATATTGAAAATTATTTAAAAGTATGTGATACACTTGAAAAAGCAGTAATGATCACACCATTAAATACTGATGATTACTATTTTAGCAATAACATGAAACAGGAGGCGAGGAAACAATGGCAGAAAATAATAAACAAGATGTAGGTCAAATTATGGTTGATCTAGCAAAACACTTTCCACATAGGGAAGTTAGTTGGAGAACACAAAGAGTTTTCCAATCTTACAAAGATAAAAAATGGTATGCTTTAGCATTAGCTTATTTATCTGTAAGACAAGTGCAGGATAGATTAACAGAGGTTATGGGACATAACTGGCAGTGTAATCATACTGTCTATGGTTCTAAAACTGTTTGTTCACTTGGTCTTAAATTAGATGGTGAATGGATATGGAGATCAGATGGTGCTGGTGATACTAACTTTGAAGCTGACAAAGGTGCTTTATCAGATTCATTAAAAAGAGCAGGAGTTGCTTGGGGTATTGGTAGATACTTATATGATTTAAAAAATACTTATGTTCCTTGTGAGGTTACAGATAATGGTAAATTCAAAAAGTTTTCTGTAGATTGCTGGGATATTGTAAGAAAAAATCAATCTGATTTTGGAGTTTAATATGACATTAGATGATATTATTAAACATCAATCAATTATTGATAAACGAGAGCCAAGTAGTGATACTCTACAATTTTTAGAACTAACAAGATATTCTAAATCTAAAGATTGCTTAATTAGATATGGTTCTATGCATATAGATCATTTTATAAGAGTTTTTAATTCAGAGAATAATGAAAAAGTTTTACAGTCAATATTCTCATTATTACAAAGAAAGGAGGAAAACTATGTTGAATAAACCTATATATTTCAATGTTTATAAGAATGATAGCGACAATTCAAGAGCGCCTACATTTAAAGCTTCTAATGTTGAAATAAAAGAAACGATTGTAATTCCAGCAGGAACTTATGATTTGACTTTTTGGGGGAACTCTATCAACAATAAGAGTGGAAAACCAAATCCACATTTGAAGATAGATAATCCTTGGAAACCAAAAGGTCAAAATACTAATCAAGGTATTGACAATCAGGGTGGAAATGATGATACTCCATTTTAGAGGTGGTCATTTCAGGGGTAGAGTCTTTTTTTAGTCGAATCATTTCTTGTATTTCTACCCCACCTCAAAGGGTTGTCATTTACTCAAAAATTTCATATATAATATGAATGAAAGAGTATTTGATACGAATTTGGTTTGGGGATTCATTAATCAAAGACTTAAAATGGGAATCTGATGATGAGAAAGATTTATTTGAAACTGTCTCAAAGTCTATTCCAAAAGGAGTTAGGGTAACAATAGAAAATGTTGAACGAGGAAATGCGAAAGCTCGTTGATACTCTGAACAAGACTAATGATGCTTATGTACAGGAACTACATGATCATGGAGGTGTTAGTCTAAAAGCGAGTAAGTTGGGTAGAGCTTATAAAGATATTCAACGAGAAATAATTAAGACGGATATAGTAGAAAAAAAGAATAACTATTAGTCTTAATTAAAAAATTGTAGGTTTCAATAAAAACTATTATAAATAGTACAGGGGACTTGCGACTTAACTAAAAAGGAGAAACAAAAAAATGGAAAAACAAAACACTACATATGTTCTTGATACTGAAAGAACTTATGCTGAACTAGAACAAGCTAGTGAAAACAAAGTAATCAAAGCAAAGCTATATAAAAAATTAAAATATCTTGAACCTATTATTGTTAATAGATTATTAAAAAGATTTAGAGATCAGGGTTTAAGTCACGCTGATGCTAAAACAAATGCACTTGCTAGTACAGAATATGAAAAACATGTTCAGGGTTTATTGGTAGCTGAAATAGAATATGAACAAGCCAAAGATAAATATGAACATATGAAGATTTTGAAAGATATGAGAATTACAGAGGAATCTTCAGCTAGAAAAATTATCAATGATAAAACATAGTTAAAAAACCCCTCTATTACTTACTAATATTAACTAATATAAACTATTGACACCAAGAGTGGATATGGTATCTTTTCCTTATAACTAAAAAGGAGAAAAAAATGATAAACAAAGTAAAACCAGTACACACTACAAAAAGAGTGTTACTTGAAAAAGTAGATAATATGTTTGATGGTATTGATGGAGAGATCGCAAATGTATTTAAGACTGCAATTGATAATGCAATTAATAAAACTGCTCATGATATTAATTTTGATATAATTAATAAAGGACAGTTTGATGGGTTTGGAGGTAAATAATGACAAAACCAATATACAATAGTGATGGAGTAAACATCAACTATGATGCTAAAGTAATCCAAAAAACTGATGGAAGATTTTATTTCAAATTACAAAATGATGGAATTAAATTTTTCAATGAAAAAGTTTATGGAAAATTTAGTGAATCAGCTTGTGTAGTTGATTGTTATATTAAAACAAAAGAATATGCAGATGAGATAATTAAACATCTAGAAGATAATGATTGTGAAGTAGATGTTTGGGTAGATTTATCTGAAGACTTTGTAAATAACTGGAACAAGGAGATGTCATAATGTTTGAAAAAAATATTAAATACAAAGATGTTCCTAATGATGATCCTGTATTTGTTCAATTAGAAAAACTTCAGGATACAACAAATGATGGTCAAGTTATTAGAGATACTGAAAAGTTAATTATGTTTCTAGCAAACTTGCATTATCCATTCATGTGTTGTGGATGGGAGAGTGAGGAACATTTTAATAATCTATTACATAAATATAAAATAGATATTAAACCTTATATAAAAGAAGAAGATAAACCAACTGAACCTGATGAAAGTTTTGATACTATTGTTGAATATGTTTCTGCTAACAATGGTGAATATAAAAAGGAACTTATTCAGTTTGTAAAATCTAAATTAACAAATTTACCTAGAGGAAAAATATCTTCTACATTAAGAAGATTAAAGAAACTTGGAATCATAGAACAATCTGTTCATGAAACTACTGGTTCTAAAATAATTTCTAAAGGTAGATATTGGAACAGTCATATAAAACAAGGAGGTTAGATGACACCATTTTCTGAAGCACAAAATCCTACAATAGAATCTGCTTATAAAAAATTTAATATAAAAGTAGAATGTTGGGTTAATGACATTTATGAAGTGTGGGTTTATAGAAAAAAAAATGCTGATTTTCTAGTACACAATCCAATGTACAAAGGAAAATGCACTTACATTTCTATAAAAAGAAAAGATAAAAAAGCACTTCATGATTGGAGGCATTTTCAACAAATCAAAAATGAGCTTGTTGGAAAAGAAGTAGAGGGTATTGAAATGTATCCAGCAGAATCAAGACTTCATGATACTGCTAATCAGTTTCATATATTCTGTTTACCACAAGGAACTTCTGTTAAATTTGGATGGGAGTTTAGAGATGTTGATTATGAACATCAAGATGGTGGTCATAATAAAAGAGGTCAAAGAGGTTTGGGTAGAGAGCTTATCTAAATAAAAACCCCCTATATTCATTTACGAGTATAGGGGGACTTCCTAAAGGGATCGCTAAAATTAAATATTATTACTTTTTATTTGTATTGTAAACATCATTGATAACTTTTATTAGTTTTGGATTGTGTGTAAATAAATCAGATAATCCAGTACCTAATACTTCACATACTTTTTCTTCATCTTTTAGTTTCAACTCTGCATTAAAATGGTCCAATAAAACATGAACTATCTCATGTATTAAAGTATTTAATTTTCTTGTTGGTTCTAATGTTTTGTCTATTCTTATTAAATCTTTATTGACATCAAAATCACCATAAATTTCATCTTTGTTTGCTGTCTTTGCACCTATTTGTTTGACTTTAATTTTTCGGTGTCCTAGATAAATTGTACCTGGCAATCTCATAACTACCCATAGAGTTTTTTAAGTTTTTTCATAGATATATTATTAACCTCCATGATGTGATTATCCCATATATCTATTTCACAAATTTGATATGTCCAACCTGTTAGACTATGTTTTGCATAACTTTCAATATGTCCTTCAGGTAAAGCACAACCAATATTTAAAACTCTAGTAAAATCATTTTTAGTATCACTTATTTTTGGTACTCTGTTATCTTGTGCTCTATGACTATGTCCAAAAACAATATCTATTTTTGATTTGTTTGCTACTTGTCTTTCACTAGCTTCACCACCATATTCTTTTCCCATTGGATTTATTGGAGCATGTATAAAACCCACACCACCTAACATCAAGTATTCACCCCAAGGAATAACATCCCATTTATATTTTTTACATATTCCATAAAACTCTTTTTGACACATTCCATAAAAAGTTGGATTCTTATCTTCGTATCTCCACATTCTTTTTTCATGATTACCTAGTGTATAATATTTTTTTACTTTGTGATTACCAAGACCATATGCAAATTCTTCCATAGCTTCATCAAATGATTGCATGTCTTTTATAAATGTTGGCTTTTCAATTCTTGCAGTAAATGTATCATCAGGAATATAATAAGTACAACTATCTAAAGTTAAAAAATCTCCTATCTGTACTACATAAGCTGGTTTTGTTTTTGCTATATGTTTACCTATCCATCTAAATCTGCTCTTATCTTTTATGTGAGGAGAGTCATGAAGATCTCCTATTGCTATTACTTTCATACTGGACTCCCATCTGCTTTACAAATAAACTTTATATAAATTTGAAATTCATTTACATCTGATTCACCTATCTCAATTGATTTAATTAAAGATTCTTCATAACCAGCATTCAAACAATGATACATAGAATCATAACTTAATTCCATTTTGATAGGTTCAATACATTCACCTGCAACTAAGGAACACATGATCATATACAAAGCATATTTCATTAATGTTATTTTTTATTATGATTCTTAAATATTTGTGTTCCCTTTATTCCAAAAATACTTGCAACGACAAGAATCCACAAATTTGTAAACCATGTCGGAAGTGCTTGGAAATGCTCAAAGAACATTTTTATTTTATCCATAGCTTCAGGATCATCTGACCAAACTCCATATGCAAGCACCAAGATGGGCAGTGTGAGTATAGCTAGAACTACTTCATCCTTGTAATCGTTTTGTCTTGCTTCTAAAAGTTTTCCTGAATATTCAATCTCGCCCTGACTCATTTTTCTAGCATGATTCATTTGGGCATCAGCCATTAATTTTTTTGTTTCTTGTTTCTTTGTATAGATGTGACCTGCTGTTTTAAAACCTGCTGTCAATAAATTCAACCACATAGATATATCCTCCTAGTTGAAGATACTCTATCAATCTATGGTAGATATTGCAACTTTTACTCTTGGACTTGACCCTTTTCCCATTTCATATCAGGTAAACCATTTGAATATTGTTTCCCATCATATGTAAGAACTTGTTTTCTGTTTGATCCTTTCTCATTGTAAGAAACATGGACCCACCCTTTTGCACCATCATCAGGACTGTAAAATTCTAATATGAGTTGATCAAAGTCACAATTGTTTTGAATCCAATAAGCTATTTTAATATTTGGAATACCAGCGATTTCAAAATCTACTGCTTGTCCTTTTGCGTGTTGCGATGTTTTTTTAGATCCAATAGCTTCACAAAGCTCCTCTGAACGATAACCTGATGTAATTGTTACAGGTTTATCAAATTTAGCTCTTACTGGTTCTAATATCTCATAAGCGATATTTTCTAGGTTTTTTATATCTCCACTGCCTGGCTCATTTTTAATTCCCTTACGAGTTGCAGTCATTGATTTAGTAAATTCTTCTAATTTAAAATGTTTTGAAAGTTGCATTGAAACCCTCCTAGTTTAATAATAATTTATAAATGATTGTGGACATGCCCATAATTAACATTCCTGTAGATGTCATAACAATTTTTTCTAACCTATCTATCTTTTTATTAGTTACTTCTTGCATTATTCTACATAATTTTTCATGGTCATCAATCCTTTGATGTGCAGTGCTAGTATTTCTAGCTCTTTTTTTAATAATTCTTTTCATTTGCCTTGACCTCTATACCTTAATTGCTTTTTACTTCTCCCTTGTCTTTTACTTTTGTTCATACTTGATACTTTTTTAGGATTTCTACCTATGCTTGTACCTTTGAAAGTCCTTTCATAAGGAATTACAACACCATATAAACCTTTTTTACTTGCCATAGTATCTTTTACCTATTTTAGACATAATCATTAAAAAAACACCCTCTATGACCCTTTAAACACTATTTCTTTTTGTATTTAGCTTTCATTTCTTCATCTTCCAACCTTTTTATTTCTAATTGGGTATAATGGATGATTTTGTCTAAATCTTCAGTGCCTCCCTTTTTCAAATACCTGACTACATACTTTATCACATTACCTTGATAGAACGAAAGATTATTTTTAGCAATAAACTCATATGGTTGTATCTCAAACTCTTTATAATGTGATCCTCCAATTTGTCTTAATTGAGGCAATATGTTTTCCCATATACTTTCATCTGTCATTTTTCCTCCTTTATTTTTGCTATTGGT